ATCGTGTCAAGGAGAATCCCAACATATAAACCAACTCTGGGAATAACTCATGAAATATGTACTATCATATTAATAAATGGCAATAAAGCAACCGTAAAAACGGAATCCGGCGGACATATGATTATAAACCTACCGAGTGTGGAACTATGAAAAAGATATACATAGCTACTATAATAGTAATCGTACTTGTATTCCTAGCATTAGGTTGCTCAGGAAGTAACAACACAGCAACCGATAGTAAACCTGATAATGCACAGCCGGCAACTACAGAACCAGCAACACAACCTACATCGGTAAAAGCCGAACCTGTAGAAATTGCAACATGGGAAGGCGAATCAATCAAAAACACAGAAACTTTTCATGTACCATCGGATGAATGGAAATTATCATGGGATACAAAACCAGGCAAGCTCGGAGACATGAATTTTATAATTACTGTATACAAAGCAGGAGAAACTAAAATACCCGTGAGTGTAGCTGCAAATGTCATAGGCGCGAATAATGAGAGTACTGTAATTAGAGGCGCAGGAGATTATTATTTGTCGATTAATACGGGACAGCCTTATAAGATTACTGTTGAAACTGTTTAATTTTTAATTACTTTTCTTTTTTTTTGTTCTTTTTTATTTGTATACGGTTGAAAGTATACAAAACTATATATTTTAAAACGTGAATAATTCACTATAAATATTCGAATTTTATTCGAATGAGTGTATATTCATGGCTATTAACAATATCGTCAAACATGAGCTGGATTTGAGAGCGGTAAAGCTCAGGGAACAAGGAAACACATTTGAAAAGATCGCTGAAATATTAACTGAAGAATCGAATAATACAATAACGTATTCGAGTGTTTATCGTTTTTTTGAATCATATGAAAAAACAAAAGCGGTTATCATCGAAAGACAAGAACCTCTGAAAGTTAAAGCAATTGAAGTAGAAATATCCACTATCGAAGATCGGTTGGATATTATAAAAGGACTCAAGAAGTTAGCGGAATCTGCGTTAGAAGCTCGAGATAGAGTAGCAGCTTATAGGGTGGCTACCGAGGCTATTGATAGTCTTGATAAGCGGATAGGAAAACTTACGAATAACCCAGGAGTCACAATTAATAACATCAACGCAATGAAACTTTCAGACCTTTCTACAGCAGACTTATTGAGGATGATCGATGTTACAGATCGATGAACAGTTTTCAAGGTCTGAAATTCTTCGAGAATTACTAAGAAGAAAAAAAGCCACTGAATCCCTCTTAGATTTTACTCGTTTTACGATGCACGACTACCGGGTTAATTGGCATCACGAGTTAATATGCAAAAAATTAGACGAGTTCATAGAAGGCAAAAATAAACGTTTAATTATTGCAGTTCCCCCGCGACATGGTAAGACCGAGCTTGCGTCTAGGCGCTTTCCTGCATATATATTAGGTCGAAATCCAGACTGTAAAATCATTGCATGTTCGTATGCATCAGATCTGGCTTCTTTAATTAATCGAGATATTCAGAGAATTATTTGTAGTCCAGAATACGCAGAGTTATTCCCAGATACTCGTCTCAACGTGTCCAATGTTCGAACCACTTCACAGGAGTCCTATTTAAGAAACTCTGATATTTTTGAAATCGTCAATCATAAGGGGGTTTATCGTTCTGCCGGTGTAGGGGGGAGCATTACTGGAATGGGCGGAAACGTACTTATAATCGACGATCCTTTTCGTAGTCGGGCGGACGCGGAAAGCCCGACGATACGTAATAAAGTATACGAATGGTACACATCGACATTCAGAACCCGTCGACAAAAAGACGCTTCTATACTACTTATAGCCACTCGTTGGCATGAGGGTGATCTAACCGGAAAACTACTTGAATTAGCTGAAAACAGTTCAAAGGCAGACCAGTGGGAGATCATAAACCTTCCTGCGATATCCGAAGAAGATTTAGCACCTTACGATTTAAGGGATGGCCCGGGCAAGGCACTATGGCCGGATGAATACCCACTTGACGATTTGTTAGCTACAAAGGCATCATCAACGGTTTATGAATGGTTATCCCTCTACCAACAGCGCCCAAGCTCAGCATCCGGAAATCTAGTTAAAAAAGAACAGTTTAAATACTGCAATATCATCGGTGATCTCCTCGATATGGGAGACAAACAAGCAACTCTATCTCAATGTAAAATATTTCAAACGTGCGATCCAGCAGCCTCAACAAAAACAAGTGCTGACTATTTCGCATTGGGAACGTGGGCGCAAACTCCACAAAACGATCTTGCCCTCCTAGACTTGATTCATACCAGATTAGAAACTCCGGATCAGGTATCTCTTTTTAAACAGCAATACCTCAGATGGCACCCTGTAACTCAGTATGTAGCAACTAAAGGACTCGGGATAAGTCTATATCAAACGCTCAAACAAGAAGGATTGCCAGTTGATAAAATCGAAGAAGATGTGGATAAAGTAACTCGATTTATACCGGCAGCCACAAGAATTGCGTCGGGAACGGTCTATTTCTTATCTGATTTAAATGGACTTCATGATTATGAAACAGAGTTACTTGGGTTCCCGAATGCAGCGCATGACGATTTAGTTGACGTGACATCATTAGCAGTCTCGGTGGTTATTAATAAACCATTCAAGAAAAAAGGATTTGATGTTTCTAAGATGTTTCCTTCAAGAAATAGATAATTAATGTATTACAAAAATAAAATGTAATTATTATATATCAATACAATACAAATATTTATATTAAATCATCTAATATATATTAACCATGACATCTCTTAATGCTGCCCTAAATTCCACAAAAAGCTTTTCAATTGCGGCAGCTATCGAACCCCTTTCCTCTTCGGATACGTCCCCGAAAGTTGGCCCATACTTAAATCTTGACACGTCTAATCCTGCAACATACAGGGAACAGTTAGCAGCATGTAACACGTACGTCTCGACTTCTATAAACAAGTACGCCAGAACACTCCCTAAGGGGCTACGGTACGAAGGCGCGACGAAAGCAAAAAAAGCGGTAGAAAGTGCAGCTAAGAAAAACAATTTAGAAGGGCAGATTCAGACAGCAGCGCGGTATTTTGTAATTCACGGAGACTATATAGCAACTACCATAGGGAAAGGTGAAACGTTTCAAGCAGTTCCTCTTTTAATGGCGGCTACTACTATTTTACCTGAAGATGTTGAACCGGGATCTACCCCACAGTATATATTAGAACCACCAATTGGTAAATTTTGCGTGAATGAGGGGAATAAAAGCGCCAACGTGAAAGAAGTTTTGCTTGAGCCAGAGGATGTTATTTACTGTGCTCTCAATCCATATGACTCCATTCAGGACGACATCCTACAACGAAAAACCAGAGGGTTATACGGGCAATCTCCTTTAGATCCTCTTAAACCGGCAATTCGCGCTCTATTGGATGTTAACGAAGGTCAGCGAATATTTTACAAGAAATACGGCAACGGACGGTATCTCTATAACATTCGCGCCCTCGAAAAAGCTGTAACCGATGGAGATATGGAACCAGCCGACGCGCAGGCCGCATTAGACGTTTGGATGGAGAAAAATAAAAATCTATCTGCGAATGAAGATCTTGTGTGTTACGGGCTTGATGTGTCTTCTATAGATGCCAATGGAACGCTTGACGTTATGGCATTCAAGAGCGCCCTTGAAACTGAAATTGCGATTGGCCTGTATCAGTCACCTCTTACCATGGGGGCATCATATCAAACGACTTATGCGTCATCCTACATGGTTGAAGAAGACAGGATGATGGTACTCGAAGGCGACCAGTCTATATTAGAAGCTACTGCAAATCAAATTCTGAATAAAATGCTTCTTACGATGGGATATAAAGAAGATTCCGTAACCGTAAAATTCGATGAATTAAGCAAGCCGAAATTCACATCTCAGGAAATACTCGAATGGAGAAATACAGGACTTCTCAACGATAACCAGGCTTTGTTATGGGGAGGGTTCCCAACAAAAGACGTGATCGATAATGCTCCTTGATTCTCCCGATGTTTTTAAAATCGAATCTCGTTTTATTTCTCTTTTTGATCGAACATTCAAAAAAGGTATATCCGGGCAATCGGGACCCAGCCTCAAAACATCTGTGAAAAAACAATTTTCTTCAAAAACGTTTGAAATCCAGATTGATGATATCCTCAATGATCTCTGTCTATACACCGTCGATTATACAGATGCCGAACTAAACGGCTCAACGTCGGCAGCTATACGCTTACAAAAACGCGGGTTTAATATATTTGCATCTGCGGAAGTGTTGCCACTCACTGAAGAAGCTGTGAGGCAATCGGCTGAATTGAGTGAACTTATATCGGAATCTATTATCAGGACTCTCAAGAATGAAGGCATCTATCAGGAAGCGCCTGCAACATTAGCTCGACGGATGGTTGATTTGTGGGGGGGTGAGAAATATCGGGCTGAAAGGTTTGCTAGAACATTCAGTGCGGACGTTGCGAACAGTACGGCATTGCATAGATACCAGCAAAATGGTATTGAAGAATTCCAGATATACGCCAGGATAGACGATCGCACAAGTCCAATCTGTAGAACGCTTCATGGAACTATATTCCGAGCAGATTCCAACGAAGCTAAACAGTACACCCCGAGCTTTCATATGCATTGTAGGACGACTATTATTCCCGTCACATTAACTATGAAAGTTGATCCCGCTTTAAGATATGAAAATCGTGACTTTGGCAAACCTATCGGGCAGGATTTCACGCCACTTAAAGATGGATTTGATAACAGTGTAATTACAAACGTATTTAAAGACGTTGACAATTTCAAGAAAAAATATGCAATTGATAAATTTATTTTGCAGGAAGATATTGAAAAACGCCTGCTGAAATTGGGAGTTAACGTTGATGTTAAACTACCTGAAACTGTAACAAAAGCTAAAGTTTCTAAAGTAATTCCAAAAACCGCAATCACAAAAACCAAACCGGGTATTTCAAAACTTGAATCTGATATACAAGGCTATGAGAAGGGCATCGCAAAACAGAAAACCGAAACCGCATATGTATTCGATAAAAACGGAAAAGTTCTCCTTGAGAAGAACGGTGGAAAAGCACAGGTGCAGTTTACATCTGATGAATTGAAACGGTTCAAAAATTCTATTGTAACTCATAACCACCCGGGGCTCGGTGGGTCATTCTCCGAAGCGGATATAAAATTGGCGTGCAATAACGGAATACTTGAAATGCGGGCGGCGGGTAAGCAGGGTGTCCATATTTTCAAAATGAAAGATGGATCAGCATTTAAACCGAGCCTGTATAGTGATAAAATACAAAAACAGTATGTGAAATCAGTTCAGAAAGTCAAAACCGAGGGAATGATAAAAATAAATAAACACGAAATCACATCTAATAAGTATACTCAGAAATACTGGCATTGGGTATGGGAAGATGTGTTTAGTAACATTCCAGAAGTAGATTATAAATTAGTCAAGTTGGTGTGATTATATGGAATTTTCAGGAATTGATGATGAAGGCATGGATGATATTATAATCAATTCATGCGCGACTTGTAAGCATTTACATACGGATTCTTATGACCCGCCTGCCACATGTGAAGCGTTTCCTAATGGTATACCAGATGAAATATTTAATGGGGATCACGATCATAAGAAGCCGTTTAAAGGTGACCGCGGAATACAATTTGAATTAAGAGATGATTAAATATGGCAGAACAAGAACCTTTCGATCTTGAACTTAAAACAGGAACACTATCTGATTCGCTAGGTATCCGACCGGAAGATGATATTCCAATGATGCTATTGAATGCAATTATGAACGCAAAAATACCGGATGGCAAGGAAAGCATATCAATAATGAATCCTACGCTAGTTGGGAAAAATGTTATAGAAGTCACCGCACTTATGAAAAAGCGAGTCAATTTTGCCAGGACTGCTAAACAAAAATGGGGAATGGGAAATTAACGATCATGTGTAATATAAGCAATTCCCGATTTCATGTTTTTAAATTCTTCAAATGTTACCCACTTCTCATTTGGATTTATTATTGAATATTTTGTCATAATTGGGACAATCATTAGTGAATCATTTTGAAGTTGTTCAGACCACGTATTCAATTCTTCGTCGGTGAGATTATTTAATTTTTCAGTTATGCTTTTAATAGAGTCTTCAAGCGTCATTTAATACCCCATCGCCTTTTAACATTTGTAATATCTTACCTCTGGCAAGCATATTATCATATTGTCTGAATACCAGTGGTCTTTTTTCCTCATCTTTGCGAAGAAGCCCAAGTGCTTCTTTTGCGACATCAAGTGCATTATTTTGAATGATTAGGCCACCTTTTAGCATTTATATCTCACTCCCTTCCAAAAAACCGTCGTGCATTACACACGGCCTCTTCAAAACTCGGAACTTCCGCGGGTTTATTATTATCGTTTTTTTACAATAATCTCATCAGGAATTGAAACCCATCCTTCTCCAAGTTCACATATTGGATTTTCGCCGACTCGTTTCGTTTCATAATCATAAAATAAAGTCGCTAAAATGGTTGATACTTTTGAAACTGCTTCGATTGTACATACTTCTATTCCGGATGGAGCAAATATTCTAAATTTCGTCATTGCATCAATCTCCGATTTTTTACTTCATCGTGTATTGTGGTCCCATATTTTGGGTATTAATTTCTACATACTACACTATTCCGCTCATTCCACTCTTTTCTAAGTGCCTTCCTGCAAACATCCAAATTTAAAAAGTTATATATGTCTTCATTAATCCAATAATCTAATGCAATTGCATTTATCGTATCCATATTTTCCCACGTTCTTGAATTATGATAGTATAATCGGTGTAACCATTCTGGAATAGATATCACAAAATCATGATTATTTTCTAAATGTAAGTGGTGTAAAACTAGATCTATATTTGGAGTATTTATTGGCATATAACCAAATTCTATTTTACGTTTCTGATTATATTCTCGAACTTTAAGAGGATTTGATTTAAACCAATCGCTTGAAATTTTGTTATATAGCTCCTTATTTTCAAGGTATCTTCTTCTTGCTCCGTCTTGATCTTTTACTAAATTGTTTTTTCTCCATTTAATTCTCTGTTCACTTAAACGTTTTTTATTTTTAAACAAATATTCCTCCATATATTGCATCGCTTTTTCTGGATTATTTTTTCTCCATTGGTTAGTTCGTTGCCTGTATTCGTCCGAGTGTAAATTGTAATTCGTTTTTCTACAATCCTTACATATATTCATATAACCATTGCGTTGACGTGAATCGTGGTCAAAACATTCCAATTTTTTAATAGTCCCGCATTTGACACATTTTATAGAATCTATAGGTTCGATTTCATTATTTTCTCTTTTTTCTTTCCATTCCTTGATCCAAGCAACTTTCTGATTATTAATACATTCCTTACAAATTCCATTGAGTCCATCTTTTCTACGTGAATTTTTATTAAACTCGGTTATCGGTTTTATTGAATTACATTTAGTACATACCTTTATTTGACGAGGGACTTCTAATAAAAAAGATTCCGATATAGTCTGATAAATAAAAACACCCCTGATTTTTCTACTCAATTTCTTTTCCTGTCCATGAATAATAAATAAAACCAAGTTCTTTAAATGGACTTTCTACCCTCATTAAAATCCCTTTTTTAACAAGTGCATTTAAAGTCCCTTTTGAAACCCTGGGAAGTTCTTCTTTTATGAACAGTGATCCGCGTCTTGCACTAGAAAGGGTATTTATTTTCTTCATCGCATCTCTTTGAAGTTTTAACCGTCTTTCTTTTTCATTACCGGAAAGCATTTTATCACTTATACATATATACTGCATAATAGTATAAGAACTTTATGAATTATATGTAATGATTATAATGTCATAAAAAATAGATTCAGTAATTAAATTATAAATTAATTCGTCTTTGTTCTAACTCTTTTGATAGTGCCAAACGACACACTTCAGTATAATTTATTTTACTATCCCGATGGTCAAAATTGTATTTTTCAAGTTGCCTTTTCAATTGAAAACCAAGTTCCACTGATATTGCATTACGTGATACCATAAGTGCCTACTCTTGTTTTATTTTATATAATAGATATTCAATTATCTATATAATAGTTTCTATTATATATTTTCTATTTTCTTGAAAACAGTTACCAGTAACCGCGATTAATTATATATCACATTTTAAATATGTAACTATATAATTATATAATTATTTTTAGAGCAAAATATGACTCTTTTCATACAAGGTTTAGCAATCCCACTCGGAACAAAAAACCTAAATGGCTGGGGGATCCCGGAAGTCGAAGCAGACAACGTCCTAAATTCTCTAAAAGCCTCGTCCCTAAAAGTCTGCCCCGGAGAAGCACATCTATGTGACCTGACTCAAGATCCCTATGGACGAATCGGACACATTGTTGATGCGTGGAAAGAAGCTGACGGAATACACGCAAAGGGGCATGTCACTGACTCGGTGGCAGCGCGAAAAATAAGAGAAGGTACTTGGAAAGATTTTAAATGGAGTACGTTTGCCGATTCAAAAATTGATCCCAAAAGTAACGACGGGTGGGCCGGCGGGGTTACTGTAAAATCAATGACTCTGGTAAAAAATCCCGCATGGACTCAGGCACAATACCAGATAATTGCCTCCGAAGATTCCGGCCCTACTGAAATTAGACTTTTTTCAGATTTTACAATATTCGCATCAGGAGATGAAAACATACCCACAGATGACGAGCTGAAAGCAGCTCAAACGAAAATTGCAGACATGCAAAAAGAGATTGATACTATGAAGCAGGCTGCAACTGTTTCAGCATCTACAATTGAAGATCAGAAGGCGAAGATCACCTCCCTATCTGCTTCGATTGTCGAGAAAGACAAGGCGCTGAATATCGCAGTAAACGATGTAACCGAGGCAAAAACTGCACTCGCAGACGCTACCGGGAAAGTCGATACTCTCACTGCCTCAGTTAGCGATCTTGAAACTAAACTTGGTGAGAAAACCACACTGGTGGCCTCTCTTGAAATGAAACTTGCGGGATCTATACCAATGGAACAATTTGATGACAAACTCGCAGCAGCTATGGAAAAACACGACGCTGAAAAAGAAGCAAAAACAATTCTCACCGCGTCTCGTGAAAAGTTCGTAGCTGCCCGGAAGGAACTTGGCATGGAAACAAAAAACGAAGAGTTCACAACCCTATCAGCAGCAGACTTCGACACAATGACAGAAATGTTATCTGTGAAACTTACAGCGGGTAGACCCGGAAGTGGAACTCCTCAGATAAAATACCCTGCCGATCCGGTTGCTGTAGATTATGGTTTCGCAACTGGTGCATATAATGAAAAAACTAAGGAGTGGACCAAATGACTCTAACCGGATATCAGACCCCCAACTTCAAAATTGTCATGGGCGGGCAGCCCCTTGTACAGAGGCTAGAGGTTGAAAACGCAACTAACATGTATCCAGGCCGTCTCGTCATCAAGGGGACCAATGATTCAGATATCATAGTCGCAGATGGGGTAGGTTCTCCACTTGGTTGGCTTGGATATGAACAGCCTGGAGATAACCCACCGGATAACATCACATCCCTATATAGTGTAGGTGCCGAGGCCCCGGTTCTTTCGGGAGCAGGGGGATTACTTCAAATGCCCCTCGGGCTTGCTGCAAAAACTACCGCCGTGAAAAGCGACGTTCTTTTGTCATGGGCAGATGGTCAGGTAGTTCCCGGATCGTGGCTTGGAGGAAGACTTGGGGTAAGAATCCCATTCTCAAAATCAACTACCGAAGTTTCAACCATAACACTTCCAGCCGGTGCCATTGTCCGGGATGTGATAATTAAGGCTGTTACGGTCGCTTCTGGTGCTACTATCGATGTAGGAACACTTTCGTCTGCATCTGGAGACGCAGATGGATTCCTTGATGGGGAAAGTCTGGTTACCGCTGGATTTGTTCAGCATAATAATTATGATGCCGTCGCAGCAAACAACACCCCCGGCGCTCTTTTAGTCGAGAGTGATATCACCGGAGATGTGGCAGCCGGATATTACAGTATACCAACAGGGTATCTAGTTCCTGCCGGTGGCAAAATCCTCACATACACGACATCCGACCATACCGTAGCTGGGTACATTTTCGTAGTCATTGAAAGTCCCGGTATAGCTCCGGTGGGAATATGTGAGAAGTCTGTCAGTGCAGCAAGCACGTCCGCTGACGTTCAGGTGAGGACTCTAATTTAAGGGGGCTAAAAAATGACAAATGCATATACACAATATTCAAAATCAGTTGATTCCGAACTCGTGCAGCCTCTCCAGAATGTAACCGTTGGGCGCAGATTGGTGTACGTCACTGCACCAAAAGGTTTTGGAGTTACTTCTGTAGACTGGGGTAAAATATCAGACATGTCTGGGGGCTATGTTTCATATGGCTTCGCCGATGGCAACGAAGACATGATTGATGTAGCTCTCACAAACTCCAAAGTCCCGGTGTATTGGAAGGACTACAAAGTAGATCGCAGACTCTACAATGGCTGGATGATTAACAATACTGATATGGATGTTTCCGCTGCTCAGTCTGCTGGATACGTAGCAACAGCGACCGAGGACGCTGCAATTATAAACGGTGTAACTCGGAATGGAACAACCTACGATATCAACGGACTGTATCAGGGCGCAGGAAACAACTACTCTACATCTGCTGATTTCGGCACATACGGAAACGCAATGGCCGCAATTGCCGGAGCAAAACAGTTGATGGTTGATGATGGAATCCCTGCGTATAACATACCCCTAAATCTGGCACTGTCTTCGGAACAATACGGGGAACTTGAAAAATCCACCGACAACGGATTTGATGAATGGCCAAAAGTTCTTCGTATGCTGAACGGTGGATCAGTTTATCCAGTCCCAAGCACTGTCCTCGGAGTAGGTACCGGGATGCTCCTTCCAACTCCTTCAGTTGGCCGTCCATACGTTGACTTCTTCCTGACTTCTAATTTCAGAACCGAGCATGGTGTAGATTCCAAGCATCCGGACACTTCAGACCTGTATGGAAGGGTATATAGTGCTGGGATTCTGCGGATAAAACACGCAAACGCCATCTGCAAACTGAGTAATATCTGAGGTGTTTGAGTGGGGAATGTGAAAGTCCAGGTCAATATTAGCAATATTGCTAGAGGGTCGAGCCATGACAAGTCAGTGGTTTATAAACGTGGTCAGGAATTTATCTGCTCCGATGAAGAAGCTGCTAGACTTGGAAAGGATGTTACGGTCCTCGAGAAAATCATAGAACCTGAAAAGCCAGCAAAGACCAGGTGAGTTCATGGTTTTGTGTTCTGTTGCAGATATCCGAGCAGTAATCTATACACAAACGTTAGAAGATGCCGATATTGCAGCTCTGATCTCTAGTGTATCTGATGACGTTATGGCTATGGCAGGCGGTACAGATGAATCAAACGCTTATCTAATTATAGCCGGAAAAAACGCCGCTTATGCTGCTACTCTTCGCAAGCTGAAATCAACCGGCGAACTTGCAGCAAGTACAAAATTCGGGAACTCGCAACAGAACAACACACCAGATGTAGATATCAAAGCATATGAAGAAAAGGCAGATTTCTATATCGAGAAATATAAAAAGTCTGTTAGGTTTACTAATTTTTCAGTATCAAGTGGGCGCATGGGATTCGGGACCGTAAATGCGGAGTTGGATCAATGAACGCTCTTAATTTTGGTATGATTCACTCATGTAGTGTCCTTAATACCACACAAGACCAACGCCTGAATTTTACGAATGGCAGTAAGGTTTTTACAGTTGGTCGGGTTCTCACGGGCTCTACTTCTCATGCACATGGAACTGTAAAAACTCTAGTTTTGTCGTCAGGTGCGTGGACTTCAGGTGATGCAGCCGGTTATATAATTATTTCAACCGTTACCGGCGTTTTTGCAGTGGAAACCATCACTGATAATGGGATAATTCCCGGAAGTGCCACGGGTCAAGGTCCTACAATTCCAGAAACTAACGATGTCGGAACTCCTGCAATGACCACAGTAACCACAGCGTACGATAAATGTAGGTTCGAGAGTGTTAGAAATCCCGGAGGATATTTGTATAATTCAGATACCGGGGAATATACCGTAACAGAGCCTATCGTTTTCCTCCCTGCTGACGCAGTCGTACTTCAGGGAGATTTGATTACAGGCAATGAATCACCGTATAATACAAATTATAAAGTTACTTTTGTTAATCCCCTTTATAGCTTTTTTAATAGATCTGTGATCGATCACATTGAAGCATCTCTCAAGGTGGTGGAAAAACGGCAGATGGAATCACTGTAAAAATTGAAGGATGGAAAGAACTTCAATCAAAATTTAGGTCACTGGATGGTGAACTTCAAAAAGCACTATCTGACGCGGTGAGTGCCGGCGCTGCGGTTGTTGAAAGAGATGCTAAAATTCGAGTACCCGTGGTAACTGGGAATCTCCGAAGGTCAATAAAAGAACTTAAAAAAATCGAATCATCGGGGAAAGTCGAATCTCAGATAGGAACTGATGTCGTGTATGGCCCGCCAGTGGAATACAGAAAACCGTATCTCCGGCCAGCGTTGGACGAGAACACTAGCGAAATTGAAAAAGCAATTGAAATGAAAATCCAGCAAATCATAGGGCGGTACAAATGAATCTGGTGTATAAAATTAATAAAACGAAGCTTGAACCTGATTCTATTCGAAAAGTGGGTGATTGGGAACTTTTTGAAAATGATAATGGACATATAATTGTATTTAAAATCACGGGGCTCATGTCGTCGGCTGGAATCGTTAATGAATGCCGAAACGATGATACCCTGCATATGTGGTCTTTTACCGTGCCATATATTCAATGGGAAGAACCCCCAGAAATGATAGACGGAGAGTTAATTGATATCTCTGAATATGACCCAATACTCGAAGACATCAAAAAGACAATGCCAAACCCCACACCAGAACAGTTAGACATGCTGAGAAAACTCGAATATACTATTGTATATTTTGATGGGAAATGGAAACGCACAAACGACATTTCCGAACTTGTTGACTATCACCCAGAATGCAAAAATTCAGATGGATCTTGGTCGATTGGAAGATGATTTGTCATGATCGAAGCGGCTGTCCGGTCTATACTACTCGCAAATCCTACCGTTTATGGGCTTGTAGGGACTCGGATACAACCGGCTCCACTTGCACTTCATTGCACTTATCCTGCAATATCGTACCTAAAAGTTTCAAACCCATATTCCAGGGTTGCATTTCATCCGAGAATCCAGATCGATTGTTGGTCTAAGGATTGGACGGAATGTCAAACACTCGCAAAAGCCGTTGAAACTGCCCTTGATGGATATTCTGGAACTGTGAACGGTGTAAATATTGAAATCATTGTGCCACTTGACTCTCAGGATTTTTACGATAACGAAACCAAACTTTACAACATTCCTTATGATTTTAAAGTGATTTACCGAAAATGAGGCTATAACATGTCAACATATCAGACAACGATTAAAGATGGAAACCAGATCCGTTTTGGAAGTGCAAAAGTCGAAGTTGGTGCGAGTGTAGGCGCGTTAGTGGATTTAGGAGCGGCTGCGGATGTCAAATTTGAGGAAAAGTTTGATGTCGTGTATATAGTTCCAGATAATGCGCCAAAAAAACAGATTGCCCTAAAGGATCACGAGGCATCGGTTTCGTTTTCCATGATGGAAGTTAATCTGTCAGCGTTGAACACGATTCGCGGAGGTATGGACACATACGACACGGTAGACGGCACGTTAGCAACCGCAACCGCTGAAGCTCACACCCTTACAGGTGTAAATGGTGTACGTCTGAATTTCAAAAATGGTGATGGGACTCTTGTAACAATTTCAGCAGCTACCGATACAGCCGGTACTACAGCAGTACCAAACACCGATTATGTCTCATATCTCGATGCAGAGGGTTATACATGTGTCGCCAGAGTGTCCAATAGTGCCGTAATCACAAACGGAGACGGAATAAAAGTCACTTACTCTTATACACCATCGACTTCCAGAAGTCTGTCGACAGGTGGCCTAAATACAATCACTCCTAGGGTGGTCAGACTCACAAACACCAATGCAGCCGGTAAGAAGTTTGAGATTACCGTGTACAGTGCAACTTCCGAAGGTGGAATCAAACTTGAATTCCCTGCCGATGATGGAGATAAACCAATGATGCCAGAAATTACCCTTACTGGTATTGTGGATGCTACTAGGACCGCAGGCGACCAGCTCTTTAAGATTGTTGACGAGCAGGGGGCCTAACGATGGCTGGAGAACTTGAATCAATGGATATTATCAACCCTCCTGTAAAACGCATCAATTTTAATGGGGAAATCGTTGAAATCTCATTTGTCCCGATGCGTTTGAGCCTAGATGCAATTAAAATAAGCGATGACGTGAAAAATGGAAAACTATCCGACTACGAAGGCACCGAAGCCATGATCGAGTTTGTCGTGAAATTGTGCGGGAAATCGAATACTAACATAACCCGGGACTGGCTTCTGGATAACGCATCGTCCGATATGCTTTTACAGTTTATGGAAACAGTGAGCGGTGGGGGAAAGGGAGAATCTGGAAAATCGAAGGATAAGAACGGAAAAAACTAACTCTTGCGGAAGTATGCGTCCAACTAGGCCTCATGTTTTCATGGGCTACAAAAGATTACCTGCTAGATTGTATGTCGATCGACCAGATAATCTTTTATCATGATATCGGATGGGAAACAAAACGAACTGAAGCAACCGTTTATTGGGGAATCCTAGGTGAAGCTCTTTCCGATGACGGTAGAAATAAAAAAACGGTTTCCATCGAAGAATTTAGGACGCAATACCCAGACGGAAAACAAACTGAAAACGGATATACAGTAACGCGGTGAGAAAATGTCAGTCGGTGAGTTGGTCGTAAGTATAACCGGGGATATGAGCAAACTTAGTACCGCGTTTTCTAAGGTCAACTCCGAGATTGGCACCGTTGGGAACTCTTTTACATCGTTTGGGTCCAGACTTGGATCTACCGTAGGGAGTGGATTAACTACCGTAGCAACCGCCGCCGCTGTCACTGGTACTGCGCTAGGTGTTGGGCTTGTAGCCGCGGGTCAAAAATCCCTATCGATGTTTAATACTTTCGAGAAAAGTGTATCAAATGCTGCATCGGTCACCGGATT